CTATGCACAAAATAATGTAAGAATTCCTTCTTACCCCAAACGTATAATTTATCATAGCTATTAATTAATTCAGCAATGTACTCGCTGTTTAATGGCATAGATTCGCTATGGTTTATTGATATAATATAGCCCTTATGTGCATCTACGGGATGTACATATACTAAGGATACTTTATTAGTTACAGGGTGAGTTTTATACGAATATGGTATAACTTCTATATAAGCTTCTTTGTAACCTTTATTATAAAAACCTTTTAATTGGTCTGTATTTTCAATTAGCCAAAACAATAACTAAATATACGAATAGTATTTTTAATATCCACTTTTTCCTTTACTATTTGGGGGTTGGTTTTGTGGTAGTGGTTTGGATGGTGTTTTATAATATTTTAACCAATCATTTTTAAAATAATTAACAAACCCATAAAATTGACTATTTCTTTCTTTTAAAGTTGCTATTTTTTTATTAATATTAAATACTTGATTTTCTTTACCTGATATAGACCAAGGTATAGAAACTGGAGAATAAAGATCAAATGCTATATTAGGGCTATTAGAAGTTAGCAAATCATATGTTTTTTTACTAATTTCTAAATAAAGTACTTGATTATTTTTTTTACAAAAATATCTTTGAAATTCACCAACTGAATAATCTTTTGGGGTTGGGGTTGGAGAAGTAAATAAAGGTAAGTTTCTATTTATTAAAGGGGTTGTTTTTGGTGTAATAGTATATATTTGGTTATTTTTAATATTTCCTACGTGTATAGATTCATAACTCTTTTTTTGAACTATTATTTTTGTTGGAGAAAACGTACCATCTGTATCTTCAGGAGTTGAAGGTGGGTTTTTTGAAAGTTGTTGGTTTTTGCCCTCATCTGGGGTTCTGCCCGTAATGTAAGAATTACCAGAGATAACATGATAATACCCTTTGTAAGGTTTATCATTAGATACTAAATAAAATTCTCCACCAGGAGTATATAAATTAGTTTTTATTTGGGATTTTGGATAGTACATTGTTTTTTATAATTGATTATTACGTAAACGAACAGTTGAACCATATTTAGCTCTTGAATCTTTTAAAGCTTTTAAATAATCTCTTGCAGCCTGTAATTCAGGGTTAATGTCATTATAAGCACCACCCTCTGCTATATTGGGGTTAAATTGTTTACTATCTCCTAATTCTAATATTTCTTTATTAATTTTATTAATTTCCCGTTGTTTGCTTTTATATATATTTTCTCTATTTTCTCCATCTATACTAGTATTAGTATTTCTATCTTGCGTAGGTATATTTGGATTAATGTTGGCATGAATGTGTGGTGGGTCATGATATAAAATAGATCCAAACCCATTCCTGTAAAGGAAGTCTATTATTTTATTTATTTCATCCTTCCCCATACCTATAACACTAACATCTATTGCTATTCCTCTAGTATGAGTAGTATTAGCTGGTGTTATATTAGATGTAGGATATTTAGCTGTTGGTGAAAGAGTTTTTCCTTGGTGGAATGCATCATTTCCTGCCGAGATTGTAAAACTTATATCTTCTTTTCTAGCATTTATTAACATTTTTGATAATGTAATAAATAATCTTTTTGAAATATCTGCACCATTCCCTAATTCACCTGGATTATTATAACCTTTACTACCTTTAATTCTAATTCCTCCCCCAAATACAGTGTTAGAAAAACTTTTATCCATAGTTAATTTTAAAAATTGTATAGCATAAGAATTTTTAGCATTTCCTTTTCTTATAATAAAATTTTTATAATATTTTCCTTCTTTAACATCAAAACCTTTAGGTAATATTTTACGGAAAGAATTAGGGCCATATAATTTCATATATTTACTAACTTGGGATGCATCAGATATAATAATAGGATTTAATGTTATAGCATCAGATGGAATACCTGAAGAGTAGTCATTATACCTTTTAGCAAAAATATCATCTATTTTTCCTTCATTTCTAAGTTGTTCAACATATGAAGCTAAATTACGACTTAATGAATTATTTAAATATTTAGTAGATATTAAATTATTAACCGTAGCTATACTATTTATCTTAGTACTCCACTTATTATTACTTAAAGTATGGTCTATATTAGTAGTAATAAATTCTAACTTTTCAGGGTAGTTTGTAGGTAAAAAATTTGAATTTACTTCTAACTTTTGGTATAATTTCATTCCCGAAAGACCTTCTATATCTAATTGTAAATTAAAGGGTAAAAAACCTGTTTGTCCCGAGGAAGCTAAAGAACTTGTAGACTGTACGGCTACAGCTTGAATATATTTATAATATTCTTTAGCTATATTTCTATTTGCTGCTATATTTTCTTCATTTATTTTAGTAGGTACTAAACCAAAATTTACATCTTCTTCTCCAGTTATAATTTTTCCTGATGTTCGTGTTGCACTATTAGCTGGGGTTGATCCTAATGTAAAATCTTCTGTTATATTTAACCCTAAATAAGAATACCAATTAGAAATATTTTTTGTATCTTTACTTTGTTTAATTAAATTATAATAATTTATTTTGATAGTGTCATATTTTTCTGCTATTGAAGACGTGTTATTTAAACTACTTTGAATACCTACGGATTCCTTAAATCTATCTACTATTCCGGCATTCCATTTTGAAAATGCTGTGGCTTCTTCTCCTACAACATATCCATCCGCTGTGGCTCCTACGGTTATCATTGAAGCATATTCGGGTGTAATTTCTGTAGTTAAACCTATATCATGAATAAAGTTGGAAGTATTATCTTGGGTATTATATCCATATAAGTTAAATTGGGCATCTTTAATACTAGAAGTAGGAAATATTTCAGGGGGTAAACTTGTTTTTCCTGGTATTGGAGTTTGGTCATAAATTTTTAAAATATTATTATCAGGGGATATTTTAGGTTCTAACCTATTTACACCTCCTAATGACTTATTTATACCATCACACATTTTTCTTAAAAATTCCATAAAAAGAATATTTCCATCTTTATCAGTTTCAAATAATAATTCTAAAACATAATTCATATTCATGTAAATATTCATTATTCGACCATAACTAAACTCACCAGATTTTGAACTTAATTTAAAAGGATTAAGGCCACGAAACGCTTCATCACTAAAATAGTCAGGTTTAGTTATAGTATTAGTAATTATACAAATTCTAGGATCTAAAGATATCATATTAGGAATATAATACATTAAATTAGTTATAGAATTTGTATCTATTTTAAGTTCAGAATATTCTTGGTTTGTTGTTGTTTTTAAATTATGTATTAAAAGTTGATTTATTGATTCTAATAAATTTCCAAGTCTTATGTACCATTGCTGTTTTTTATTTTCAATTCCTAGTTGCACATATTCACTAGCATCTCCATATTCAAGTTGATCTTTTGGGTTATCTCTAGGGCCTATTATAGATTCATATATATTTTGATATTCAGGGGGAATGATTATTCCCCTTCCTACCTTAATAGCATCGTATCTTTTATTTTCTTCTTGGTTAAATGTTGATAAGGTTATACCATTTTCAGTAGATGAGTTATTAGCTACGGTGTCAGTACTAAAATAAGTTAAAAGAAGACCAATAATATTAGCTCCCCCAAAACCAACACTTATTGCTGGGGATGCTGCTAATCCCATCCCTACATTTTTCATGGTTTCATTTGTTATTTTTTTAATAGCAAATGTTTTTATAGCGTAAAACATTTTTGCTAATTCATTGTCTTCTCTCCTAGAATCAATTAAATCTTGTTCTTCTTCAGTTAAAGTTTCTTTTGATGCTTTACTGTAAGGGGCAGTATTTAATTTTAAAGATTCAATTACATCTCCTAAACTTATTACATCTAATGTAATTTTATAAGTTCCATCAGGGTTAAAAGTCCATTTAAAATTAGAAATTTTACCTACTAAAGCATCATAACATCCTGAGTGTAGTTTTCTTTCTTTTTCTAAAACATCTAATAATTCATAATAAGTAGTTGCAAATCTATATTTAAAAAATTCTTTTTCTAATAGTGTAGTTCCCATTTTAGTAACTTCTCCACTACTATTATCTATGTAATGACTATCTCCCCACTCTAATAATAAAGTATAACCTAATCTTAAATATAAAATATCTATTATATCAAATTGTTCTTTATTATAAGCTTTCAAAGTAACTGTTGCTCTTCTAATAGAACCTCTTTCTAAAGCTTTAACATCTACACTTTCTATGCCTGGCATAGGAACTATACCAAATTCATATTTATTATTTCCTATCCCACTAAAATAAGCCCCATCAGCCCCAGTAAACCCACTTTTTTGTTGAGGTGTAAATTTAGAATATGTGTCTTTAATTTTAGTTCCTGTTCTTGCATCTTCTAAAAGTTTAGTGGACATTTTCATCCCCGCATCTCGTGCCTCTTGCATTTTTTTTTCATCCCAACTCTGATTAATTGAGGTTGTACCATTGAATAATACAAATTTTTCTGCTAACCCTAAACCTGTAAGTGCTTGTTTTTGTGTTTCAGATAAACTAGGAAGCATGTTAAGGCGCTCCATTTCAATTTGAGTACCACTAACTAATTTTACCCATGAAGTTCTAGAATTTAAATAAGAAATTTCAGTACTATCTCTTGTTTTTTTACCATGAATTTCCTGTCTTTTTTTAATTTGGGTTTTTACATAATCTTTAAAAGGTTCTCCTACTATATTTCCCATAACTTATTATTTATTTAAGACTTCAAAATCTGCTATAATTGGTGAAGGGTTTGATGGTATCCTAATTTGGGATCCTATTGGAGGAGTTAGTGAATTTTGAGATAATTCACTATTTGCTATTGAAATGATCCACCATAATGATGAATCTCCATAATACTGCAATGCCAATTTATCATATTTATCTCCTATAGTAGTATAAACATAAATATCTTCAAAAGATCTAGGAATATCAGGATAACGTGTAGTCACATATATCTGTTTTCCATCTGGGGATTTTGTAGTTGGTATTGGTGAATATCTTCTCATTTATTATAATATAAATTAGTTTATTAAGGAATCCAAATTATGCTAAATCCTGATTTTGTAGATTTGTATCTAAAGTATTAATAGTTAAAATTTCATTATTAGCTTTTATTTCATTAGTTTGTATAGTTCTTAATGTTGGAGGTTCTGTTTTAATCTTGATAAGATTAGCGCCTGCCCCAGAATCTACACTATCTGTTTTATTTGGTTTTATAGGATTTGCCCTTTTAACAAAATCAGCATATTTTTCTCCTTTTTTCCTTTTAGTATCATAGTTATTATTTGATCCCTGAGTTAATGCTATGTATCTTTCAGCCCCATAATTTTCACCCTTAATAGATTGTTTTGATGGTCTAAATGTATGAATAGGGGTGAAAGAAATTCCACTTACTTTAACCATATGAGGCATTTCTTTTACAGATCGATCAGATTTTCCAAATTCATTAATACCTATTTCCCAGGTAGATTCTTGAGGTATATCTAAAGTTATTGAATTTAAAAATCCAGGTAATTCATAACACCAAGCACCCATAGTTAATTGTACTAAAGGTCCAGCCATATATCCACTATTAGTATAATCTGGTGCTAAATTAGAAGCTAGAAAATTTAATTTTCTATACATCTCCATTATTTCTGGTTTTGATTGTGCTATGACTGTAAAACTCATGTTTATGTCCCTAGTAAAGTTGTCATATTTGTAAAATTGTTCTCCTCTACCCATGTATTTTTGGGATGTCCAACTTGCATTATAATTGTCTGAAAATGAATCTATAAATGCTCTAAAATGTATAAATTGTTTTTGGGATGGATTTTCTGTGTCTATTGCTGCTATTCTAAATTTAACTAAATCATTTTTAGATATAGTACCTTTTTTACCTTCAGTAATACCTGCTCTTACACCCCCAGATTTATATATAGGTTGTGCATTTATTTGATCTACTACAACGGTTCTAGAATCATTAGTTCCATAACCTACAATTTTACCTTTGGTATAATTTAAGATATTTCCTCTTTGTCCTGGGGATTGTTGATTAATTCTAGAATTGGTTAGGCCTTCTATAGTGCTATTAAACCCTACAGCATATGAAGGGGAAATACTCATTATAGTTGATGATTTTTTAGGATCACCATCTTTAAGTTTTACAGTCCTTTTAAATGCTTCAATATCAGTTTTAAAATCATTGAAATATCCTAATCGAGTTTCTTTATTATATTGAGCTCTATTATAAGTTTCTTCAAGTGTTAAGGTTGTGTGGTTTAACTCGTTATATTCTCCAATACCTAATTGTTTTGTATTATTACTTGAAGCTAAAGTTCCGTTATTAAAAGCTGAAAAAGAATCTGGTTCATATGTTATTCCCCCATCAACAGATAAAGACGGAAGTGAATTTAAATCTTCAGTAAGATTATAAAAAGCATTTGAAACTCCTAAAGGTGGAGATGTTAAACTAAATTGGTTCCTTTTTAAAGGGCCTGATTGATAATTTTTTGCAATTGCTCCTGTAGGGAAATAGGCTCCTCTATTATCGGTTGCAAATCTAATGTTAGTTTTTCCTATTCCTAAAATAGAGTTAGGACCTCCACTATAAGAATATATATTAACTGGGTCTTCTATAGAAAAATCATTTGATAAATTTGCATATTGTGTATTATATAAATTTACTAGTCTATTATTTTTAATTTCAACAATAGAATTACTAAATACACCACCACCTTTTACTACATCTCCATAAGTTCTTATTCCTTTAATAGGTATAATACCTTGCTTTTGAATATGACCTCCAATACTAATAATCCCAGCTTGAAGTAAAGTAGATAAAGGATTATAAACCCCATTATTTAAAGCTGAGTTTTTCCATTTATTTGGGTTAGATTGGTTTCCACTAGCTTGGGTAGCAACACTTATTCTAGATAATAATTGCTGTTTTGTTGTAAATAAAAGTCCAGAAGGAGAGGATGTGTCTATAAAAAATTTTCCTAGCCTAGTTAAATCTTTAGCCGTATCACGAAGAGCATTTAATCCTCCTCTATTTAAGAAATCAGGAGTAGATAAACCTAAATCTTGTGTAGGCATTTCTTCTCCATTAGCAGGAATAGGAGTAGTAATGTATGGTTGACTATTCTTATTTCCTCCTTCTAAATCTTTGCTAAATTTTAAAGATTTAAGGTTGGTTTGAAGATTTACTATAGGCATAAAAAAGATTAAATTCTTCCCATAGCTTCAGGTGGTGCACTATCTTTATAAGTTCCTTCAGAAAAGGTATTATTAATAATTGCTGTTCCTGCAAGTCTATTAGGTGTAGATGGATTTACTCCATTTAAATCTATTTTGGATGGTTGTGGTAATGCGTTTACAACTCCATCGTCATATTCAGAATATGCTTGATTTACTGTAGATCTAAAATTTCCATCTAAGGAATATCCAGGTTGTATATCATGAGCATGTAACTTGGATTGTTTAGTTGCTCCAGGGTTGATTGATGGTTCAGCTATTGCTCCATTATCTGTAGAAAATTCAGAACCTCCTTGGTTTCGTAATCTATCTAAAAGTGAATTGGTATTTGCCATATTATTATGTTTTATTGTTTATTATAAATATTTAAGCTGAGTAGAGATAACCACGGTTTGTTTCTCTTGCTTCAGATATTAATTCGTCTTGTTTTTGTTCCATCCTTCTTTGATGGTCTCTTGTTTCTCTTGCTTCCCTTTTTCTTTCTTCCCTTTCTAATTTTCTTTCTGCTAATAAATTTAGGTCTGGGGATGAAGTATTTGAATTTGAATTCATTGTGGTATTAGCTGGGAATATTCCTGCTCCTTCGCCAGGTAGCCCTTCATATATTCCTCCAGGAACGTTTGATATCATTGGTCCTCTTGATGGGTCATATAACATATCTGCTACAGGTGTAGGTTCCATCTTTGATTTAAGAACTGACATCCCAGCAGCTAAAATACCTAAAGTAGCTAAACCAGCTCCAAAAGTCATTCCAGTAAAAAATACAAAAGAAGCTATAGCAGCAGCTGTGATTAATCCTACTATAGTACTTAATGGGCCTTTTATACTATTAATAGCCCCAAATAATGCGGTTATTGGGGATAAGAAAAAAGCAACTCCCTCAAATATAGGAATTATAACTTGAGCAATACCATTTAATAGAGGAGCAATTGCTATAAAAATTTCTTTCATTTTTTCTATTGCGGCATTAAATTCTTCTTGCTTGCTAGTTTGATCCATTAAATTTTCAATACCATTTTTTTCTAATTTTCTTTGAGCTCCCGCTACTCCATATTGAGCTATTAAACCTCTTAAAGTTTCTTGACCTAATTCTTGTTCTTTACTGGATAATCCTACTAAAGCTTCTCTTTCCATTAAAGTTTGAGCTAAAGAATTTCGGGTCATTCCAACTGATTGGGCTATAGCTTCTTGTTGGATTCTATTCATTTCAGAAAAATCTGCAGAATCTCCTATTTGATTAGAAATTTCTTCTGCTACTACAGAAAATTCATTATTTAAAGCTGCTAATCTAGCTCTTTCTAAATTAATATTTTTTCCCAATAATAATTCAGCCTTTAATTCATTAGTAATAGAAGATTCAAAATTTAATAAAGCTTCAGAAGATGACTCTATTTGATCCATTGTCATCCCTAAAGATTTAGCTGTTGCTAAAGCATCTCCTAATGCCTTAGCACTTCCACTTAAAGATAATTGTGTAGCCGCACTTGTTTTACTTATTTCTTTTAATAATTCTTTATCATTTAATAAAACTTTATTATTAAACCCCGTAATTTTTGCTTGGGCTAAAAATTCTGAAGTATTATCTTCTAGTGATTTTCCATTTAAAAGACTTAATTTATAAGTCCCCATTATTTCTTCATTAGTTAACCCTGCTTGTTCTCTTAATTTTGTAAAAGCTGCAACATCTTGATCAGCAAACATTACACTGGTTCCTAATGATTGGTTTATAGACATTAAAGATTCTTGTAAAGCTCTAGTGTTAAGGAAAGTATCACCAGATAAAGCTGCAAATTTAGTTAATTCTCCCCTAACAGCCCTAGCTGAATCATATGTCATATTCATATTTTTAGCTAATTCTCCAGTGGCTTTATCAGCAGCCATAAAGGCTTTAAATACTTCTACTAATAATGTTATAGGTCCTAAAATAGTTTTTAAACTAGCTACTAAAACTTTAAAACCTGCAGCTAAAGCAGATATTCCTAAAGTTGCTCCTTTACCTTGAGCAGTTATAAGAGCCATGTTTGCCCCTGATTTTTTTACAGCTTCTGAGGCACCTATTCCTGCTTTTCTTAATTTATGATAATTTTTAATCTTTTCAATCTCTTTTGGGGTAGTCATTTTGAGAGTATCAGCATTTAATCTATTAAACCTGGCTTGAGATTCTGCTGCATCTGATGCTCCTTGAAAAGCTCCTGTAAATTTATTTAACCCAGGAATAGCTTTAGCTATGTCTCCTAATCCTCCAAATAATCTAACTCCTGGGTTACTATTTATTTCTTTTTGAATATCTAAAACTTCTTGAGCTCCTACAATAAACTCTTTTTGGGCTAAAATAGATTTTTCTATTTCTAATTTCTCCTTAGGTTGCAAATCCCCCATTTTTAGGGCAGTTTGAAGCATTTGAAATTTTAATTTAGCCTCTGTTTGGAGTTTTTTTATTTGATCTGTAGTAGCTTTTGTTTCCCCTTCTTTAATGGATACTAATTTTTGGGAAATAGAAGAAATTCCTCTTAATGCTTTTTTAGATTCATTTAAATAATTATTACCTTTAGATAATTCATTTACACTATCAGCAAAAGCATCTCTTACATAAGATAGTTCACTATTAACTTCTCTAAGATTAGATTGAAGAGCCTTTACATAGTTAGATGCTGCTTCTATATCTTTAGTATCAAACTTAAGAGGATTTTGTTTTAATTGAGCAGATAACTCTTTTATTTGTTGATTTAAATCGTCTATTTTAGCCATTAAAGGATGTTTATTATAAATATCAAAAAAATTGATTATTTATATGAAGTACTTTTTTGGGAAGCACCTTTAAATTGTGGCAGATTAGAAGTATTTACTTTTCCAGATGAATCTACTACGGTTGTTTTGCCTTTACCTTGAGACTTTTCATATTCCTTTTTTTCTTCATCATAAAAGTCAGAAATCTCTTTAAAGGTAAACTTTCGTAACCAAATAGGCATATTATATACTGTAGGCCAGTCATAACCTCCTTTACCGTGAAATATAATTTGATGAATTTGTTTAAATAAACTTATTCTAACTTGTGGGGCTATTTCAAGCGTCAGGCCAAAAAAAGTTAATCCCTATTGGGACTGTGACCTCCTCGCCACTATCTAACTCTACTGTTAGATCAATATCTGGTTGAGTGTCTCTAATGTGTTCTCTTAAAGCTCTTGAATCTATAGCTAATAAATAATTATCTACAAATTCCCTAATTGTTTTTCTTTCTGTATCTCCATTTACAGATAATAGCATATGTTTTAATCTGGTAGATAATTCAGGGGAAGCATTCTTATTAATTTTTTTAATTCCTCTTAATTCTGCTTCTATTTTAGATTCATCATGACCATCTAAAATTTTATAAGTGATTTCAGCTCCTGTATGGGGTAATTTAAATGAAAAATTATTCTCTCCTTTAGTTAATTTAGATTCATCAAATTTTTTATTTTCTAAAATAGATAAATCAATAGTTTGTTCTTCTCCCTTATATTCAAATTTGTAATTTTTTCCATATCCTAAAACACGGGCAGCTACCATAACAGCATTTTTGTCTCCAATAATTAGGTCTTTATAATTTACATCTTTATTTACAATTAAAGACTCTATTAACTTATCTAAAACATTTCCTTTTTGAATATATGCCTGGTTAGTTAAAATATCTTCTTCCTTAGCAGTCATATATTTTATTTCTATTTTACCACTTGATAAAGGGCTGGTTTCTGGGTATAATATACCTTTTGATGGTAGTTCTACTTGTTCAGTAGGGAATTTAAATTCACTCATAATCTTTTATTTGTTATAACTTAATTTTATTATAAATACCAATATAAAAAAGGAGCTTGACATAGCCAAGCTCCATTTAATAAAATATTTATTTATTTTTAGAAATTTAATACTGCGTAATCTATTCCTAAAGTTAGTTCAATTTGTTTTGCTTCGTTTTCTGTATCCCAGTTATAATCGCCAAAAGTTGCTTCTTTAACAAATGCACCTTTTAAAATCCATTCAGAAACTACATCTCCAACGGGACCTAAAACATCAACTTTAAGATCTTTTTTATAAAAATCACTATATCCATCTCTACCTGTAACTGATTCATGGTGTAATCTTACCCATTCCATTACTGCTTGAGCACCTGAAGGTGTTATTGGATCAAATAATGTCATTGTAACATCATTCCATACTGTTTTTCCTTTTACTTTTCTAAGAACGTTAATATGGTTTAATACTACTTCACCTTGAGTTAGTGATACTGCACTTACTCCTTTAATAATAAAGCTTGGAATACCTTCCATATATAGGATAAACCTATTGGCTTGCTTTGGCTCAAAAGCGGTAAAAAATATTTCATTTGGATCTAATACTGGCATGTTGTTTTATTTTAATTTCTTATTATAAATATCTGATTCTTTAATTTTTATGCTGGGAAAGTAGCTCCAGTTGGTTGTAGATTAAAATCTAGGTAAATAAATTCAGCTGTTCTAGTTGGTTGAATATATATTTGTCCAATTAATTGATTTCTATCTATAACATCTGGTGAATTATTTGAAGCATCCATTACTACTTTAAAAGCATATAATCCCTGTCTTTGTTGAACACTTTCTAAATATGGGTTCACTTGAGATAAGAAATTATTTCTTGTTGCTGTTGTATTTTGTTCAAATACTAAATTTTCACCAATTTGAGAAATAAATCCTTTAAGAGCAATTAATAATCTTCTAACATTTACTCTATCTAATGCTGATGCTGCGGTTTGTAAGGTTTTCTGTCCAAATACTACTACTCCTGTATTTGGGAATGTAGCTATTGGGTTAACATTTGACCCATATAAAGTATCTCTATTACCATTTGTTAAAGCTCTTTCAGTTCTTAGTACAGATGATAAACCACCTCTATTTAAACCTGCAGGAGCAAACCATGCTTCACCGGCTCTATCATTAAAGGCATATACACCTGGGATCATTGTCGAAGCTGGTACCCATACTTGTTGATTAGTGTCAGGATCTAAAATTTGTAACCAAGGCCAATATGTAGCAGCATATGAAGAATCTACTGATGAAGCTCCTGCTGTTACTGAGTTAATTCCTGAGCCATAATCTCTTAAATCTATTACAGATAAATTATCTCCCCTTGTTATTGAGTTATTCACCATAGTTGTTAATGGAGAAGAATTATTTTGTTTAGTTAAACCTGGAGCTGTAATAATATTGTAATTAAATAAGTCTTGGTTAGCTAATAATTGTAATGAGGTTGAGTAATCACTTCCTTTTAATCCTTGTACATCTGTTGAGTCTACACTATCATAAAAGTTTGCAGCACGTCCTGTTGGGATGTTTATACCCGTAGCATCTTTAAATTCACCTTGACTTGCTATTGGGATTAAAGGTTTAAATGCTGATTTTGCATTTCCTGCATTATCAAAATAGTTTAATGTTTTAGAACTTACTGATTTTACTCTTACAAAATTACTTAAAGTGTTAAAAGTTCCTTCATTTTTAATGTAATATTCGTTAGTTCCCGAATCTTCAGTAACTGTTTGTTTTGAATTACCTATTACTTTTTCAATATAATCTTTAGAATTAGGGTCTAGTGATAAATTTGTCCAAGTTTCTAATATTGTTTTAGAAGTAGTTGTATCATCACCCCTTCTAATTAATAAATTAAATGTTCCAGAAGCTGTATTTGGTAATGCTATTTCCCACCTTAAATTATCTTTAGTACCATTTACTAAGGTTCCATTTGAACCACCAGCTCCTGCACTATTCATAATAGCACCTTCACTTAAAGTTTCTAACGTAAATGCATTGTCATTTACTATGTTATTAGCTACTAAAGTAAGTGTTAAATCTGTACCACCTCCCTTTGTTGCTCCTAAGGATTGTGAAGTAAAGGATATATCATTTCCTATAGCAAATGTTCCTATAGCAGCATCTAAAGTAATTGAAGATATACTTTCTGAATTAGCTAATACAAATGAAGCTGTAACATTTACATTAGATGATTGAACTGCACTTACACTACTACCTACACTTCCAGTTGCATTAAATACACTTTTAGTAGCACCAGTTAAATTTCCTAATACCTCACTTTCTACAGAATTTCCAATTGTAGTACTTGTTGCAGATGAAAAAGAACCACTTGTTACTCTTGTTACAAGTAATGAATCTCCACCTTGCTGGAAATAATTATATGCTGAGATTGAAGTAAAATAAGTATATTCTACACTACCACTTTCTACTATAGCACCAAATTTATTTTGATAATCTGAGTAAGATGAAACTAAAGTTGGGATTCCAACTGGTCCTTTTACAGTAGGGCCTACTATAGCTGCACCTGCTTGTATTGGTTGTGCTGAAATAAAAGTATTATCATTTTCTCTTGCTAATACACCGGGGGATAAAAGTACTTCTGCCATTTTTTAATATGTTTATTTTGTTTATAAATATGACAGAAGTTCTTAAAAATGCGATTAGTTTTTGGTGAATTCGCCGGTTTCTAAATTTATTGAACCTTGTCCATATTTTTTTTCTATTTCTTGAGCTGTTTCAGTTTGTTTACCTTCTAAAGCTTCTAATTGTTGGTGAATTTCTTTTTTTCTATTTTCAAAAAATTCAAGTTGATATCCAGTTTGACCTAGATTAAATATTAAATCGTTTTGTTGTTGTTGTAACGAAGTTAATTTTTCAATTTCTTCTTTTGCTAAAACTGTGCTTTTTGTGCTTTCTGCCATGTTTATAAATATTAATGTTTTTTTTAAGACACTAATATAATAAAAATATTTTTAAGGACCAACTTCTCCTCGTAAAATAGGATCATCTGTTTCAGGGATATAAGGTTCAAAAGGTGTTCCTTCATTAAGTAATTCCCAAAATCCATTTTGTGTTGAAAAAGTACACATTTCATCTATATTATCAAATTGTTCATCATAAATAGAAAGTTCTTTTGATATTTCAATTAATATAGAAGCTCTTGTCCATCTTTGAGAAATTATACTTATTAAAGATGGGTCTAATTTCCAAAACTCATCCATTGATACCATATAATAATATTTCATAATGTTTTGATTTTACCCATTTACAGTATTAGTACCTGAACCAAAATCTGATGATCCACTTAGATACATTTTTCCTAAACCACTATTAGTATCTGGATCTGGCCATATAATACGAGAATGTTTAGGATTAGTATCTTGGGACGTAGAGTCAAAGCTATAATATACTATTAATCCTTCAGGTTGTTCAGTTGTTGATATAGTACCTCCTTCACCTTCATTATATAAATCTGATACAGCTGTTGAAGATAATGCACTATCCCATAGACTGTATTGGTCTATGTATGTATTTCCATTACCACCAGAATAACCAGCACCTTGATCACCTGTTCCTGTACCACTATATGATGTTCCTAATAATACTTGAAGTCTAGCTTGATCAGTATCTGCAACAGGGGTTCCAGAATTTTGACCACTACCATAATAAGCAGCACCTATATCATTTGCATTCCAATAACATTTTAAATTTGAAGTAGACATACTACCATTATATGTAATAGTTAACATACTAAAATCATTATCATTTACATCACCTCTATTAGTGTTTGTCCAATATGAAGTTCCTAATCCTGTTTGCTGAGCCGCATTTCCTGCTCCTGTTTTATGAAGCCACCAGAAATTTTGGGTGTATGCATTTGAACCATTTGATTGTAATCCTAAAAAACTCATATTAATTCTATTATTTGATTCATCATAAAATAATCTCCAATTATTATTATAAACGTTCCTAGTGGGATAATTTGGGTTAATTGCACTAGGAGATACCCCCCATAAAAATTGATATCTTCCTTGTGAGCTTAAAGCAGTAGTCCACCCAGCTTTTAGCCAAATATTCACTGTAAAAGTAGAATTATGTGCTAATCTTATACCTGTGGTAGGTTCTTGGGTACTAGGAGAAATTATTCTATTAGCTAAATTACTTGCTGAAGTAGTACCATATCTCATTAAAGATCCTTCAGTAGTAGATCCTCCTGAAGTAGCTTGACTAACTGTTGAACCCCTTGCTTCACCTTGAGTGTTTATAGCATAGGCTGTAATGTAATAAGTTGTACCTGCTGTTAAACCAGTTTTAGCTAATGTATAGGTTCCTGTTCCTGATCCAACTTGGGTTTTTGTGTTAGAAGCATAGTTTGAATTAGTTCCAAAATAAAATCCTCTATTAGTTACAGCAGAAGCTCCTGTATTAGTAACATTACCGTTTATAGTCATACTAGTGCTTGTTACACTGGTAGCTGCATTAGTTTGTACTGTTGGAGTTGATCCCCCTTGACCATAAAAACTATCTGGTAGAGTAACTGGATTGCCCGCTGTAATAGGTTCATCTAATTGAGTTCCTAAATTTTGAAAACTAATACTTGTTTGAGATACCCCAAATTCAGTAGCTACCTGACTTGCCGATAATGGTCCTTCTGATGGTAATGGCATTATTTAGATTTTTTTAATTCGTCAATTTCAGCTTTTAGATCTTTAATAGATTCAATTAATAATGGGACTATTTTTTCATAGTTAACTGCTTTATAACCATTATCTCTTGTAACAACTACTTCTGGAAGTACAGCTTCTACTTCTTGTGCTATAACTCCTACATCATGTCCTTTATGAGAATGTATTTCTTCTTTTTCTATCCAATCAAAAGTTACACCACTTATTTGTAAAAGTTTATCTAAAGCACCTGAAATAGGTTTAATATTTTCTTTTAATCTTTTATCTGATGAATAATTTGCTACAACATCTCCAGCAGCTCTAATTTCACCTGATGTTGTTGATGGTGCAGTACCTATTCCTAAACAATGAGCTTGTAAATGACCCGAAAATTGAGATGTAGCACCTGTTTTAGTAACTTGAAGCCCACTGGCATTAAAATATCCAATTTCATTCCCACCTACAGTTACAGCTAACTGATTTGTACCTTTATAATAAAATCCAGTGTTAGTTTCATCTTTGTCAATAACAAAAGCTGGGGTTGAAGTAGTACTAGCATCTGAAATAAATTGTCTACTGTAAGCATCAGCCCACATATAAGCACTAGTTCCTAAATTCATACTATTAGTAGTACCAGGTCTAAAATCTGATCCTCCATGAACTACTAAATTACCACTATTATTAAGTGCAATTTTACCATCCCCAAAATTTATATAATTTTCAGTTGTTTCTGTGGTGTCAGATCCTATAGTAGTTAAATTTTCATTAATAATAGAAGTAATATCTGTATTAGCTCCAGATGCTGCAGCTCCTAAATTTGTTCTTGCAGTTGATGCAACTGATGCTCCTGTACCACCATTTGCTACTGATAAATCTGTTCCACTCCAATCTGAGTTACTAATTGCTAAAGTACCACCTAATGTTAAGTTACCTGAGGTAGTTACGGTTCCTGTTAATGTTAGTCCATTTTTAGTTCCTGTTCCACCTACTGATAATACAGTTCCTCCAGGTATAGCATAACCAGTACCTCCAATTGTTACAGTTTGTAAAGTATCTCCTGTTCCTGAGTTAGCTACTACTGTAGTTTTACCATTAAAGGTATTCCAATTTGTGCTTGTTAAATATCCATTTGTATTTGTACTTGCGGCTGCCATTGAAATAGCAGGTGTAGTACCCCCTGAAGATGCTATAGGTGCAGTTCCTGTTACACTTGTTATTGTGCCCGTGTTTGCTGTAGGAGTAAATCCTAAAGCAGTAGTTACATTAGCGCTAGTAATTTCTCCTCTGATAGTAGAAGATGATTTATTATCTACATTGTTTAAAGATAAATCTGTTTTTACTTCTGAAGTACTTCTACCTTCAATTGTATTAGCATCAGTAAATTTAGCATAATCATTATCTACAGGTGTCCCACTTGTATCTACTGTTCCATTTCCTGTACCTGTTGCTACTGTAAATGTAGTACCACCTATGTTTATTTGTGATAGTGTATCTC